CTTGTTTTCTTTAGTACCTCTTAATTGTAATGCATAGGTCCTACGTTTTAAACAACTAGTGTGCCAGTAATATTAGTGGCACAATAGGCATATACAATGAAATGCCTATGCCTTATAATACATGGTATAGACAACAAACAAGGTTTTAAAACTTATGTTCAACGACAAACTACAACCACTCTACAACGGTAAAGTGTTAGTCAATCAATCAGCAATGGACAATCCAATAGTCCAGTCTGCATTACTCGAAATGTCAAAGCGTAACTTTGAACCACAGCGTATTAATAAGTACGGTGTATGGTACATTAGCGACAGACACTAATGTTACGAAATATATCCATTTACAAACAATCACTTATTAACAGTATCGACTCTGTTATAATAAGTATATACAAATCATTCAGACCTCAAAGCATTATGACTACTTGGGCAATTCAACCTTCACACTACGGAAACGAAGTCAAGATATGGGCAGACGTATTCCACAATGACCACTTCGCAGACGCAAAGCGTCACGCAGAGAGACAGGCAGAATTGCTTGGCGAACCTGTTACCATCTGGAAAGTCGGTAGCATCTCAGAATTCAAATGGATGGAGGTTAAGTAAATGCCTAGAGCAGACGGAACACAGTGGGAAAGAACACTCACAATGAACGAGGGCGAGGAATCCGCTCTCGTCACTATGGCAAGGTTTTTTATAGACAATGGGTGGATAGATGACGACACACAGGCAGACTTCGACACACTCATTGAGAAGATATGCGAACCCGCACCGTGGGATTATGCAATCGACGATCCGAGGTGGAAATAATGACGGATCAACAATCACTAGAAGCAGATGCAGATGTAGTTATGGAACAACTCATAATGCAGCACAGCAGACACATGCAAATGCCCTCATTAGTTGAACATCAACTTCATTATCCAGACATGACCATTAGAGACTTTTTCACAATGGTAGCAAGGGAGTTACATGAGCAGGAGGAGGAATTAGGATATTATGACTAATTGTTACAGTATCGAGATATATCCACACTAGGCACACTACACCTATTATAATAGTAGTATAAACAAACATTTACATCACATTAGATTATGTTCGAGAAATTCGTTGAAGTTCCAAACACAAACATACAGGAACCAGTCCTTGCAAGTCAATTTGCAGATGAGTTATGCTTAAGCATCTCAGAAGATTATGGTTACGCAGAAGTCGTATCCTATGCCCTTAACGGAACAAGGGTAGTTTATGGATCATACGGAGATCCCAAACTAGTAGGCATCTACAACTAGGGGGGGTTATATGAGTTACTTTAAGCACATTCAACTACATGAGTATGAACTCACCAACGCAGGTATATCACAAGCGTGTTATGATGAATTAGTTGCATCAGGCAACAACTCAACAGAGGAACAGTTGAGAGCATTGGCAGACATTGAACGAGAAAAGTTCAAGGACTGGATGCGTCCTCTCTTCGCGTAGGGGGGGGGTTATATGAATACGGGGTTATATCGTGACATAGTATATACAGAGTATATGCTAGAGCATGACCTGACATGGGAACAAATGCAGCAGCAGATTCATGTAGATGAGATGCTCAAGCGTGTTGCTCACATGGAATGGCAAGACGAACAGCGTACAGCATGGATGGGTGGAGAGACACCACAGTTCACAGTGCCAGAGGACTGTCCATTCTGATGTGTGTGGCAGTGCCACCCTCGACAGCACATTGCGTTGGAGCATCTAGTGCAACTGAGAACATGTAAGACCACACATCTCTGGATCGCATAAGACTTTCAAGGTGAGCGATGCACTGCTCTTTAAGTCGAACTTAAGCAGCGATCCAGTTCTTATCCAGTTCGCGGGCGGGGGGGTCGTTTAAAGGAGTCCCAGAGACGACAATCTATAAAGTATGGGAAACGCGAGCGAAAAAATAAAAAAAATTTTTAAGTTTTTGTGACTAAGGTAATTTTTGAAACAAAGGATTGGAGCACCATGGTGTTTCTCTTCACAAATATAGATGAACCTAATCATAATGGTAAGGCAATGACTCGTGCTGCCCTCAGAGAGTTTATTGCAAGGCAACCTGTAGATAGTTGTGTAGAACCTATCAACGTCCATTGGAATAAATCTGACACCCACACATATTGTGTTGTAGCATGTTCTAGAGAACGTGTTGGAGTCGATATTGAATATATGAGAGAACGTCCCTTTGAAAAAATTTCTCGGAGGTATTTTGACCCTACAGAGGTTACTGATGATATGGAAATATTCTTTGACATCTGGTGTCAGAAAGAAGCATACACTAAATGGAAGAAAGAGAAGATTGCAGACAATATGAGAGGAGTAGTTACAAGACCTATGATACCTTTAGATAATCTACCAGACAATGTTGTTGGATATCTTTGCACTTGACATTGTGTTAGTTTCAAGATATAATAAATAAATTAACATCTTCTTTTCTCTTATGCGATACGTTCTATATGACGATTCTTTCGACGAAGTAGGTACATATGACAGTATCTACGATTTACGTAAGTTTCTTTGTGATAGAAAGTATGAAACAGATTGCGATAAGGACATAGGAGATACATTTGATTACATTAAACATATCAAATGGCATTTTGACATTGAGGAGTGATTATGTTAGTTGATTTATCAAAAAAAGAAATTAAAGTAATCATGTCATCATTAATGAATGATGATACCACACATACAGAATTGTATGAAAAGTTATCAAATTTAAACCAAGTTTGCACTTGCAAGGAGGACAAATGATCGAAAAAGATCCAAAAACAGGGCTTTGGAGACACCCACAACCCGTTTCTAAAAACTCATTAAATAACACAGACGAAATGATTAATAACTTTGTGGCTGAGTGTGAACGACAGGCAGCAAAATTGGAAATCACAGTTGACTATTACATTAAAGAATTTATTTAACTATCATGGCAAATTTTTATCGTATTGAAGAACTCACAACAGAGGGCTGGACTCTTATTGAGAATCAGGCTGCAAAGGTCACAAAAGAAAGATGTGATGAATTATTAGTTCAGTATGTAAATAGTGGACAAAATCCAAATAGATTACGAGCAGTAGCGATTCCATAATGTATGAACCCCAAGTCAACGATTATGTTAAGTGGACAACAGCACTCGGCATGGTACATGAGGGGTGGGTATATTTTAAAGCAAGCCCATCAGAGGAGAAGAAGGGGTGGAAAAAACCAAGTAGATATATTTCAATCGAGATTGCAACAAAACCAAGACCACAGTGTGACTTAACCACGTTTTTACATAAACGTATTCATGTGTGTCTTTGTTGTTTTGAGACTAATTGGCATGAGTTAGAATTTATCAGAAGAAGAGTAAGTAAGCATGATGATACAGACCCAGATCAAATAAGTTATGGTGCATTTAAATCTAATAATAAGTGAGCCCTCTAAAGTGTCTCAATGGTGCGAGAACAAACCAACTTAAGACTTTCAAGGTAGCGGATACCCAGAGGAAAACGCTTTTAAATCGAACTTAAGCAGTTGAGTTTTGTTCTCGCCCACCCAAATATAATCCCAAAGAAATTATGAACTCATCAGAAGTTTTACATGAACTCAGAGACTTAAAAGACGCATGGAGAAAGCAAAACTTCGTGTATTCAACAACTCAACAAGCAAAGTTTGACAATTTACTTGAACAAAGAAGAGATATTGTCAAGTCCTATTACAAAAATAATCTAGTCTATAAAGCTTAAGCATCTAAATAATGTATAAGGTATAATAGATAGATGAAAACTTTTCGGGAATTTATTACAGAAGTATATGACCCAGACGTTGTAGGTAAATCACAAATTCGTAAGCAAGGCGAAGGTGGTAGGGTAGGTCGTATGCGTAAACAATCTGAACCTGAAAAGAGAAGAATGAAAGCAGTTGGTGGTGGTAAGATGGTTCCAGCTAAGACGTATAAAGATCGTAAGGATATTGGAACACAACGTAAAACATCAGACCGCCAACAACAACCTACTCAAGAGAGAGGTTCAGCAAGAGAGAAACAACTAGCAGCTGCTAGAGCAGAGAGAAAAAGAGCTGCTCAAGCAAGAGCTAGTAAGGTTACTAAGTTACCATCACAGGCAACATCTAAACCAAAACCAAAAACACAAGCATTAAAGAAACAGGCAGATAAATTATTAGCAACTAAAAAGAAAAAGACAGCAGACCCTAATTATAAACCACAAAAGGCATCTGGATATACTCGTGACGAGAGACACAGATTAAGAAATGCAGCTCGTAGATTGATGAAGGATATGAGAAAAGGAAAAGAAAAACCTGCATCAGCCTATGACCCACAAATTAAGAACTTTGGAAAACAAACTGGTTCAAGTGCATACTCAAATACTGGATTAGTTGCAAAAGGAAGAAAGAAAGGATCATAATAGAGCCCTCTAAATTGTCCCTATAGTGTACCTGAGTGCCTCTGTATGGCACAATAGAGTAATCTATGGTATAATATTACTATATTATTGTTTTTTGATGATCGAATTAAGACCACACCAATTAAAAGCCCTTGATGCTATGAATGATTCAGATAAGGGTCAGATCATAGTTCCCACTGGTGGTGGCAAGACTATGTGTATGATTGAAGATGTCAAGAGACAGTTCAAGAGTCCAGTTAGTAAAACTATTGTAGTTGTTGCACCTCGCATCTTACTTGCTAATCAGTTATGCTCAGAGTTTCTAGAGCAAAATCTTGATGGCAACTATAATGTTGGTGTTGATGTCATTCATGTTCATAGTGGAGAGACACACTTTTACAGTACAACTAAGTCAGATAATATCAAGCAGTGGTATCACAGTAGCACTAAGCATATCATTATGTTTACTACATACCACTCATTACATAAGATACAAGATACACTAGATGTAGAGGTAGATACAATATATTTTGATGAATCACACAATGCAGTTCAAAAGAACTTTATTGAAGCAGTTGAGTATTATTCAATCTATGCTTCACGTTGTTACTTCTTTACAGCTACACCAAAACATTCTCTTACACCTTTCAAAGTTGGTATGAATGATGCTGACATTTTTGGTCAAGTGATTTGCAATGTACCTGCACCTAAGTTAGTCAAGCAAGGTTATATTCTACCACCTAAAGTTGTTATCAATAAGATTGATCTACCTGATGATGATAGATTTGCATACGAGCATGATAGAGATTGCGTATTAGATACGATTGATGCTCAAGATGTAGATAAGATTTTAATTTGTGCAAGATCAACAAAACAGATTATCAATCTAGTTACTCATTCAACATTCGTTGTTGATCTCATATCTCGTGGTTATTCTTGGTTAATGATTACGTCAAAAACTGGTGCAGTTATTAATGGTAAGAAAGTTGATAGAGAAGAGTTTTTCAATACTTTGAATAGTTGGGGTAAAGATTCTAGTAAGAGATTTGTTGTACTACATCATAGTATATTATCTGAAGGTATCAATGTCAAAGGACTTGAAGCTGCAATGTTTCTAAGAAGTATGGACTACATCACTATTAGTCAGACTATTGGTCGAGTCATTCGTAAAGGAGACGAGAGTAAGACATTCGGATTATTATGTGTTCCTGTATATGATAAGGTCGGCATATCTACATCACGCAAAGTACAGGCAGTTGTTGATACTGTATTCAACAAAGGCGAACCAGCCATTAGCGTGGTAAGAAGTTAATGAGCCCTCTAAATTGTCCTATTGATGAATACAAGAGATTAAAATGCCAACCTATCACGTTAAATGCTCAGAGACAGTAGAGTTTACTGTAGCTATCGAAGCAGAATCCCCACAGGAAGCAGAAGAACTTGCACTTGCAGACATTAACTCTCATGAAGTTATTGCAGAGTCAACAACCGATTGGGATATTGACGAAATTATACTGGAAGATGAGGAGTGGTACAACAAGTGAGCCCTCTAAATTGTACCTATTAGTGACAGACTATTATTATGCCAAACACACATATTGAACACCCAGAAGATTCTATTCTAAGTGGCGATCTTAGAGTTCTAAGATGGTTTACAGAAGATGGTAACATATCAGTAAAGATTGATGGTAGCCCTGCGATTGTATGGGGAACTAATCCTGCAACCAAAAAGTTTTTTGTTGGAACTAAATCTGTATTCAACAAGAAGTTAATCAAGATCAATCATTCTCACAAAGAGATTGATAAGAACCATACTGGATTTGTTGCAAAGGTGCTTCATGCTTGCTTTGATAATCTACCTAAGTCAAAGAAAGTATATCAGGGAGACTTTATCGGATTTGGTGGGGATTATATCTATCGACCCAATACTATTACATATAGATTCGATAAGATAATCAAGCAAAATATTATTATTGCACCCCATACCCGTTACGAATTATGCGGTGATGGTTTACAGGAGGTTTACGGATTGCCAATCAATCAGGGTGAGTTGAGATCTACTGCCTCTTGTCGTTTCGTTCACCCCCGTTGTCGTGTTGAGACTGGCCACTACAATCAGCATGACGGGGACAATCGTTTTCAATTACGTGGTCGTGTTGAGTTTGCCCGACAGATTGCAGCTTCTGTTGAGTTCGTGAATAAGAAGACCGCCCGTAAGATCCTCAAGATGATCAATGGCTGTATCCGTTTAGGTATGGAAGTGATCCCCGAAGAGTTCACAGAGGTATGTGATCCGAACTTGATCCGCTTGTGGTTACTGGTGAAAGATATCAAAGAAGATGCTCTTTACCAGTGCAAGCATGACCACAGCATTGAAACATACTTTCAGGGTGATGAAGCCGAACATGAGGGCTTTGTATTTGATAACGGGTTCGGAACTTACAAACTGATAAACAGAGAAGTGTTCAGTAGACGCAACTTCAATCATTCACGAATGGCACGGGGGTAGCCGTTCGTTCGTGGGATCAACAGTTATGTGCGGTTGATCCCCCCGTTTATAAAAACGCATGACACCCCTAGTCTACAAAGTGTTACGATAGCGACACAAATATTACATCAACTGTAAAATTTTTTTTCGCTATATAAAAACGACTACAGGTTTTCACAGAATGCAAAAAAATTCCGGGGGCTATATTACATCCATAGAGGTTGATACAGTAACTGGAGAGTATCGTGCTATAATACCAGAGTGGATCATCAATGAAATGGGGTGGTATGAAGATACAAACCTTAATTGGAAGATTGATGACGATGACGTAATTATTACTGAAAGTGATGAATGAAATTGAATTTGTAAAACATCAGGTTTTTCGTGAGACTACTGATGTAATTTTTTATGATATCTCTGTAAAGAACAATAATGCGACGGATCTAGTTGAACATGCAGGCCCTGCAGTAAGTCCACCTGATGAGTATGATGGAATCAAACAGTTTTATATCCACTATCATCAGGTTGACCATAACAGAGTTATATCCGGAGATCGCACATTTGAGTTAGTGAATCCAAAGTGGTCAGACCCCTATCATGTGATACATTTAAATCGAGATAGCGGAGCACTTGTCATTCCAAAAGAAACCTATCATCGTTCGATATCAGGTATTCATGGATCGATTGTTATTAATCAAGCAGTTCGTGACGAAGATTTTGATCACACTACTGAGTTTATTCCAGTAACTGCTCGACAGAATACAGTATTGTATAGTATAATTAACACAGTTAAACCAATTATTCACTACAAGTATTTCGGAAAGACTCATGTGTAACACCTATCACATTTACTTAAATGATAAATGTCTCTTTAAAAATTTAGATCAGCATGAATTTGATTTAATATGGAATAAACTCTATACTTCTTATTGGAAAGAAGAAATAACGTACTCATGTGTTACGGAAAACACGAAAGATTACGTTCCAACACTTGAAGAGAGTTCTTATTGACATCACCTAGATATTGATGTAAAATATAATTATAGAATGAATTAATTATGGCAAAAGGTTTTAAGGTCAAACCAAAGACTCCTGTTCAAAAAGAACCCGAATGGGATTATGAATTAGCAAAACAATTAATCAGAGGTAAAAAGATCGTCTTTTGTCTTCCCGGCAGAGGAGTTTCATATACCTATCTGAAAAACTTTGTACAGTTATGTTTTGATATTGTACAAGCAGGTGGAGGAATACAGATATCTCAGGATTATTCTTCAATGGTAAATTTTGCCCGTTGTAAGTGTTTAGGTGCAAATGTTCTTCGAGGCCCTGATCAGTTACCTTGGGATGGTAAGTTAGAATATGATTGGCAATTATGGATTGATTCTGATATCGTTTTTGATACTGCAAAGTTTTACCAGTTAATTTTAAATTCAGTCCCTACAGAAGCTGTCACAAGACAAGAAGTTCATCAGCCAGTGAAGGATCAGAATGGTGTTGAACTCAAAGATAAGGATGGAAAAGTTATTACACAGGTCGTAGGTCAGAATATTACAGTTGATGAGAAGAAAGTTAGACCAATTGTATCTGGTTGGTATTG